TTAGACAATCCGTTGGTGGCGTACGGTTCCGGCCGTCAGCACCTGCAGAACGCGGATGGCTTCCTCGCCATTGGTTCGCGGCTCTGCGCGGGTCTCGATGCACTGGATAAAGTGCTCAAGCTCCCGCGTCAGCGGCATGCCCTGCTCCACCGGAACGTAGTGCGGCTCGTCTGCTGTGAAGGCCCACTGACCGCTGTCCTGCCAGATGGAGTGGTGATAGACCGCCAGCTTGCGCTCCCACGGCTCGACATCGTCGAAAACTGCCATTCCCTTCGTGCCGACAACCGTCAACCGCCGCTCGCGATACGGATTGAGCCGCGACGCAAACAGGTGCCCGCGCAGATTGCCGGGAAAACGCATATGCAGATGCGCGAAATCGCTGAGATGATCGAGCGCTGCCGCCCCTTCCCCATGGACCTCTACCGGCGCCGCGCCGGTGATGGCCAGGATCATGGAAAGATCGTGCGGGGCAAGGTCCCACAGCGCATCATTTTCGGTATGGAATTTTCCGAGGCCCAGACGATGCGAATGGATATAGCGGATTTCGCCCAGCTCGCCGGCATCGACCAGCGCCTTGAGCTTCTCGAAGGCCGGGTGGAAGCGCAGCACATGACCGACCATATAAACACGGCCCTTGTCCCTCGCCGCCGCCACGGCCCGCTCCGCGTCCTCTACGGTGAGCGCAACCGGCTTTTCCACAAGCACATCCTTGCCCGCCCCGACAGCGCGGATGGCCGCCTCGGCGTGGAACTGCGGCGGAAGTGCCATCACGATGGCATCGACATCTTCACGTTCGAAAAGCTCGTCGGGAGTGAGCGCCAGACAATTCTGTTCGCTGGCAAAACCTTCGGCACGGTCACGATTGGCATCGGAGACCGCGTAAAGGGCACCAAGCCCCTTCAGGGTACGGACATGGTTGCTGCCCCAATATCCGCATCCAAGGACGGCAATACGCGGTTTCATCAATCATAAACTCGAAGATTCAGGTGGCTGACACATAGCGGCGGCCCGGATCGAACTCAACCCCACCCGTTCACGCCGGCAAATTTCACTGCGGCAGAAAACAGCGTCAAATCCCCAGGCAAGTGCTTTTGCCTGCTTGACACAATTGCCATGGCCACCTTATATCCGCGCGACCTTGGCAGAGGGCATCGCAGCGGCGAGTTGCGGTAACGAACCTTTGCACCGGGGCGGAGTAGCTCAGTTGGTTAGAGCAGAGGAATCATAATCCTTGTGTCGGCGGTTCAAATCCGTCCTCCGCTACCAATCTTTTCAATGACTTAGGTCAAAAATCGCTAAGAAACCCATCGCAACACGTTCCGGAGAAAACGTAATGTTTTCAAGGCTTGCAACGTGTTGCAATTAATTCCATGCAACATAACTGCAACACGCAAAACGCCCCGCCACCCTTGCGAATGACGGGGCGCCATGTGCTTTCCTCAGTGGTAGCCGCTACAGGGTGGTGGCCGGTGGCGGATTGCGTAGATGGATGTGTCGCCGGCATAGGGACACGACACATCCAGCCCCCATCCCTTGTTATCGGGCGGGACCGCACCCTGGTTCGTCCCATTGAACGCAGGTGCGAGACACTGTTAGGTGGTGCCGGTGGCTGGGTTAGGGCTTGCTGCTGTCGAGCGCTGCCAGAAGGCCGCGATACGCTTCTTGATGTTCGGGGCCGCCCACATCCTCCATATCCTCCGGGGCCGACCATGCCCAAGCAATCGCGTTCTTGATGGGCTCGTCTTCTTCTGACGCGATGGCGTCATCCTCTACAACCGGAGGAGCGGGAAGCGGCATCCAGTGGGTTGCGCCTTTTATCGGCTTGATACAGTCGCCTGTGCTTTCATCCCACCAATCGTCGCCTGAATCTTTACTGACTGGCGCTAAGCAATGTGGTCCCGTGTCGCTCTCAGTGATGTAGACCATAAACGGCCGCCCGTCGCGCGGCGCTGTCTCGATAGGCTGCCAAGTCATGCCGTTGCCCCTTCCAAAAACATCTTCGTGAGGCATTCGGACAGTTCCGCGGTAGCCCGCACTGCGTGTCGAACCCGATCGTCGTCTTCCGATGTCGATTCGCACAGAAGGTCCCATGCGATTTGCGCCATCACTTTGACGCGCCACATCTGATCCTCGAAATTCGTAGGAACGGTCAGGTGCATGTCGTTGGGCCTGCTCATGCCGCCATCTCCTCTTCCGACGGCCCGACCGCCTCAAGGTTGAGTTCCGTCATTTCCCCGGAAAGCCGCTCGGCAATATCGTAGGCTAGATGGAGGACCGGCAAGCGCCAGTCGTTGGCGCTCTCGCCATCGAGCATCATAAGCTTCAGAAGGCCGGCAAGGTGATAGGCGTCATTGCAGGCGGTGACGAACCGGGGAGTCTCGTAAGGATGTTTTGGGGTGGGTGGTGAGACATTGTTAAGCATGTCGGCGGGCTCCTGTTGTGTTATGAAATCAGTATGTGGTACTGATAACAAGACAAAATCAGGACGTCAATACGAAATCGGTACACTGTCACGATGAATGCGATTCAATGCAAAATGGCACGCGCCGCTCTGGGGTTAGGCGTAAGAGACCTAGCGAAACTGGCCGCGGTGTCCGTCGATACGGTCTCACGCCTCGAACGCGGCGAGGAGCTAATGCCCCGCACCGTCCAAGCCATCCGCGCCGCCCTCGAATCGTCCAGCGTCGAGTTCATCAACGACGAGCGCGGTGATGGCGTTGTGCGGTTGCGTCGTCAATAATCCCTGATAAATGGACCCGGAACTTGAGGTTCGGCTCTACGGGCGCCATGAAGATGGCGGCTTTGAGACTCTTATTGCCTACACCGCAAAGTATTTCGACGGTAATATTCCCATTCCGGGCGACACGATAGTGACCTGCCCCGGGTCCGTCGCTCTCGTGTCCTACAGGGTCATCGACCGATACTTCATCACCGACGGCTTCTTTGATCGGGGATGGGCACTACTGGTCGAGCGAGTTGCGAAGGCGCCTGATTTAGCTGAATTGGGAAGGCAGTGGGTCGAGGACACAAAATTTTTCAACGAGCTCCAAGATGAAGATCCTAATCAATGGAAAGGAGGTTGGATCTCCCCCGAAAAACTCGACCGCTCGAACCGCGATCCCGCCTATTGGACGTTTGAGCGGAAGGAACTGCTCCGCCAAGAACGCGAAGCCCGCGTGGCCGCGATGAGCGCTGGGGAAAAAGCACAAGAAAAAAATGAGTAGGTATTGCGCGGTAACGGTGGCGCCCCCACCTTATCTTATAACTTCGAAATAGCCGCGTGTGTTTGAGGGAATCACCTAATCGGCTTGCAAAAAAATCCCTCAAAACATGGCTGGGCGACGACAAGCGGCTACATCAAGAGCCTGTCGTCATAGAGATGGAGAGAGCATTGAACGCTCTTTTTGTTCTCGAAGCCAGCCAGTCGACCGGAAGTCTCCGGCTGGCGCTTGACCTTAGGGTCAACATGGCGGCAGTTCTGATATTCTTCAGTCGACTGTTCTAAAGGAAGAGCCCGGCTTCGCGCCGGGCTTTTTCTTTATTGACTCCCCTCCAGCCCGCGCCATGATGCCTGCGGGTTATTTGGGAGGGGAATGATGCCTGAAACTAGGCGCCTTGTGCCGCGGGTCACTGACGTAGAACTATTGTCATTCTTCAGTAACGCAGCGTCAAGCATCGGTGCCCCGAGCTTCTCAGTTTTAGAATTCGGAGGAGCCTCCCCATTTCAGGTAGAAACCGGAGACATCCCAGACGATTACGGTGAAACTGCTGTCCTTCGAATTGCGAAAGCAGAGGTCTACCATTTGAGATTTCGGATTGTCTTAGACCGGCAATCTACAGATCAGGGGGACGCCGCACTTTTCGATACGCTTATAATAGAAAATACCGCGGCCGAGGGATCCCAGCCAAGGCAAGGGGTTGAACCCAAAGCCATACGTGACATCCAAGACTTAGTTGCTTCTACCTTCGGCAAAGATGATGAAAAGGTTAGCGGACTTTTCAGAAATCCGAAACTTTTTCGAGATCTTCTTGCGTCGCATCATCGACAAAATGTACAACTTCAGAAGACTGTTCTAACGGTCGGAGAGCAGGCAGCCGCCGCAAGAGTTGCTCTTGAGCAAGAGTTCAGTCGTAGGCGAGCTACGTTGGACGACGAACAACGTCGAGAAGACGCAGCTAGAGAAGATGCGCTTAAAGCCAAACTTGCAACCCTAAGCGAGAAGGAGAATGCGCTCACTGCCCGTGAGAAGGAGTTGGACGATCGAAGCAACACCCATGCCAGACGCGAACTTCATCGAGATCTCAAAAACAAAATAGCGCAGCGGGCTGACAGCCTACGAGTTACACCAGAAACGATAGCAAATCGTAGACCAATCCACTTAGCCGTAATGGCCGCCAGTTCTGGACTGGTAGCGCTAATATTCTTCTTTACGAGCCAAGCAGATTTATCATCACAGGGATCTGGGGCAACACTATCCATCATTGCAGGAGCCAAGCCGCTAACGCTCACAATAGCACTTTTGGGACTTATTGCTTGGTATCTGCGCTGGATGAACCGCTGGTTTGAGCGCTACGCCGACGCAGAGTTCCAACTCAAGCAGTTCGATCTGGATATTGACCGGGCGAGTTGGGTCGTTGAGACTGCACTCGAATGGAAATTATCCCAAGACAGGCCTATGCCTGAACACCTTCTTGAAACAATATCAAGAAACCTGTTCTCGAAAAGTGAGAAGGACGAAAGTGCAGACATCCATCCCGCAGACTATCTCGCTTCCGCAATATTAGGGCGAGCATCCAACGTAAATCTCAAGGTACCCGGGGGCGAAATTTCATTGACAGGTAAAGATATTGGGAAGCTAAAAAAGGATCAATTGTCATAGATAGTTGAATTTTCAGCGCGCAAAAGATAAATGATTAATAAGTTTGTACCCCCCCCGGCGCCGACCACAATAGCCGGCGCCGGGATTGGTATGGCTAAGCCGCCTCCATCCACGCCGCAGCCTTGCCGTCCAGCTCCGGCCTGTTCTTCTCTCCGACCACATCGGGCCAGTTCCGCAACCGTTCGACGCTCACGCCTTCAGCGCGCACGGTAGTCAGGTCGACATGTCCGCCGACGGCGTAGAGCACTGGCTGCTCTGGATGAGCAAGGTAAACCATCTTCGTCCGGCGGAATGCCTCGAACAGACCGGCGCTGGCCTCTGCCAGAGTCTCCGTCGCCATTCTCTCCGGCAAGCCGTACTCGGCCATCATTTCGGGGCTCGGACCCGGTGCGCCGGCCCATTCCTTACCGACATCATAGAGAACGAGCGGATCGTAGCCCTCGAATCCGCACGTCGTGAACCAATGAAGTTGCGGCACTCCGACATCTGAACGCTGTCAATAACACCATCGATCGGGATTTCGCGTAGCCGCTCATATCGCTGCATCGACCTGCCGAACAATCCAAATTGGCAACGCGACAATTCGCGACTTCGAGCGTGATAAGTCGACACCGCAACACCCACACTTGACGTGTTGCGCCGGACGTTTGAATCTGCTGCCGTCCTGTTCATTGCAAGCAGCGTGAATGGTCCGGGTGTTAGGCTGCTGCACAGGGAGTAATGGACCCGCTATGGCGTTACCTACCAGCACTAACGATATAAGCGTCGCAGCTAGAGAATCCGGGTTGCCCGGGAGCGCAGAAGGCCCCCAGGATGCATACCGTCACATACTGGGCGGGGTCATCGTTGGTCACTATTTCGGGGTCGGAGGAAGGGCAATTGTCGGGTTGGTCAACTTATTAGAGAGGCATCAGCCGAACCGAACGCTTGATAGCCGACTGAACGACATTCATAACAACAATGTAGGATTTGAAATCGGCCTCCAGGATGGAACTCTCGATGAGAAGTTGGGATTGGTAGCCGATATGTTTCGAAAACCAGGTGGCAACGATCGACAACGTGGACGTCCTGCGTACACCAATACAGAATATGGGACCGCATTTGATATCCGAACTCATGCAGTCATAGACTCGCTGCAAGGGAGGACAGATCGAACCGCTCGATCCAAGCCAACACAAACGCCCGCTCCAACCTCTGGCGACATGCATGGGCCACCGCCACCATCAGTTGAGCGAGGTGAAAAGCCTGAAAAGCCTCCAGTAATCACGCGACCTCTTGGCAAGGTCGTTGACGAAAACATCGCATTGATAGACCTATCTGAGAAAGAGCTTCTATTTCTATTGCGGTTGCTCATCACGGAGATAAACCCACCATCGATAGATGATGATGGTGTTCCGGAAAAGCCGATTGATCCGCCAACGCTAAAACAGACGCTGCAAAAACTTCGCACCGAGGCAGCGGGAGTAAGTTTGCGGGACTTTATGAATGCGATCATTACATTGAATGCAGGAAATCCCAAACTTCTTGAAAAGTCGCTCCTAGAATTCATGCGCCGACTCAGGACACCAAACCCACAAGGTACGTTGTTAGACGCAATTACAGATTGGACAGTGACTGATCCACCTAAAGAGCGATTTTCCCGAAAACCAGGCGGCCGCTTGTAGTTGAGAGGAATACCACGACAAGAGACCGCCGCGCTTCAGTATCAGTGCTTCCTGACAAACTCACTGCGTAGGACGAGCCCTTGATGGCTTGCAAGAGGCCGCATGCGTCATGTTCATAAACAGCAATCAAAACGGGCCGGGTGTGCAGTTGATGGATCCGACATGAGCGACAACCAACGCCTTCTGTCACGGCAGGAGGCAGCCGCCTATTGTGGAGTGAGCGTTTCCACATTCTCAGGGTGGGTGGCCGCGGGCCACATTCCGCGGCCACTATTTGGTTCGCGCCGATGGGACAAGAAGGCGATAGACGACTGCTTGGATAAGGCTTCCGGGTTGTCGCGGCCTATCTCAACGCAGGAGGAAGATCCATTTGAGAGATGGCTGAGGAAAGCCCATGCGAGTTAATTTTAAATGGTATAGCCAATGTCTGGAGGGGCTAATACGATTTTGCTTTCAGCGAATGACTATCCGCTTCTAGTCAGTCGTAGCTCCTAAAAATTTAGGAACAAGGGACATCCCATTGAATCCCCTCCCGCCGGCGGGCGAAAGGGGGGTGCCCAGTTTTGGGCACCCCCTGCGCGATCAAGGAAGATACCACCCATACCCCTAACCATACCTCGCCATCAGCTCGGCCAACTCATCCTGCCCCGGCGCCTCGTCCTTCTGCTCGCCATGCAGCATGGCCCAGCCTTTGACACACTGCGCGAACTCCCACGGGGTCATCTGGTCGACTTCACGGGGTTTCAGGCCAATCGCAAAGCCGACAAAACTTGACTTCACCTCGCCTTTACGCATCGTAAGGGCGAGAGGGTACCATGCAGGAAGACACACCTAAACGCCGGATCGACTGGACTGGAGATGAGACCGCACGAGCTCGATTCTTTAAGCGAAGTATAACCGGCAGCTTGATAGGAATCGGGATTATCCTGCTCGTCGCCGCGTTTCTGCCGGTTTGATCCATGCTTATCATTGATATCGCCCTGCCGCTCATTCCTATCGCTCTGGCTATCTGGGCGTGCATAGCTTTGTTTCGTCTGCCTTCCGAGGAAACTGCCGATCTCGACGATAGCTGGTTCGACCGGCACAAGCGCTGATTGCTGCCCTCGATTAACCTTCTTCATGATTGCGCTATCCGGCAGGGAACCAGACGGTGCGTCAGCCCAACCAAAAGTTGTTGAAGTTTGCGGTTTGCCCCTTAGCGTTCATTGAAGCATCCATATAGTGCTCCCGGTACACAACAGCTTACCGGGGACAATCATGGAAGCTATTCTCGCACAACTCGTAGGAGGCCTCGCTGGTGGCGCTGCTGGTGGCAAGGTTGTCAAAGACTCTGACCTGGGCAACATCGGCAACCTGATCGCTGGAGCCATAGGCGGCGTCGGAGGCGGCTCGCTACTTGGTTCACTGCTTGGTGCTGGGGGCGCAGCGGCGGGCGGGCTGGATATCGCAGCTATTGCTGGTCAGCTTGTCGGCGGCGGCGTGGCGGGTGCCGTTGTGCAGATCGTTATCGGGTTGATCATCAACAAGGTTATCAAGAAGGCTTGATCCGTGCATAAATTCGAAATCTATCGCGACAAAGCTGGCGAGTTCCGCGTCCGCTTCAAATACAACAGCGAGATCATGTTCTCGACCGAAGGCTACTCTTCCAAAGCCAGTGCGCAGAATGCCATTGACTCGATCAAGAAGAACGGGCCAGCCGCACCGGTTGAGGATAATAGCTGATTCAAGAAGAGCTCGGCGCTGGGCCGAACGATAGACCGGAGTTGGACCCGTTCGAGCAGTGGGAAGCGGAGCAGGAGAAAAAGAAGCGGGTGGGGGAGAAGCGGAAGGAAAAGAAAGAGTAGGCCTTTTCCTTGAAAGCTATCTCTTGGCTACTTGCTTAATGTGGCTGCAAGCCGGCCAGCCAAAACCAACTGGGGAAAGAGATCACCAGATATTGCGTCAATTGGTCGTATGTATATCAAAAATAGTGCTGATCGGAAGCGCAGTGTCTCTGACAAAGACCTAAGTGCTGCGCTCCCGACGTTAGCTGGCGCACCCGCGTTCGGGAGGTGGTAGCAGCCACCTCCCGTTCGGACGCCAAAATTATATTACAAACCTTTGCGCGGCAGGCAACGCCGCAAAATTTAGATCACAGCAAATGTGAAGTTCACCTTACGTGTGGTTCTTGACTCCCCTCCCGTCCATGCCAACATCAACATTGGGTTTATGGGAGGATCATAAGCTACTACTGCGTCAACCACGCCGTTCAGCCGAACGAGGACCATGAGGTTCACGTTCTTGGATGCACCTACTGGCCGTCAAGCAACATGCCGCTAGGACATCACGCTTCATGCTCAACATCTGTAGCAGAAGCCAAACGGTACTATCCGCGATCTAATGGCTGCTACTGCCGGGTCGTGCGCGGCTTGATCATGTTGTCAATGCGGCTGGTCAGGGCATCGATTCGCGTGCCGATGGATTCCATCGCCCGCAGCAATTGGTCAGTCTGCCGCTGCATGCCGTCTTTCGTGGCAAAGTTCTCGGCAACGTGAGTTTGGAACTTTGCAAGCTCGCGCTGCGCAATCCGCCCCTCTTCGCCTGCCTTATCAATGAGCGCCCACATGCGCCAGAATGCACCCGTGATCGCGCCAAGGACGAGGAAGGCTACGCCGATTTCGATAGTCATCCAGCCAGCCCCCGCAACCCTACGACCAGCGACAGCGCCTGCACATAGGCCCACGCCGACACCCCCGCCACTACGGGCGCAAGCCACATAGGCGCGCCAGCTTTTCGTTCTCGGCCAGTATCTGCCGAGCCGTGCCTTCCGTCAGTGTGTCCGTCACACTGGGCCGAATGGGTTTTGCTATGTCGCAATATGATCCCCCGCTAGTCGCGCATCCAGCGACCAAGGCGCTCAGACACAGCGCCGCTATCCAGGCCGTCGACTTCATGCTCGACTTTCCTTGCTTTGTTGATTTCGTTGAGTCTGGTCTCTGTGGCGCGGGCAGCATTGTCCTTGCGGCCCTTGGCATACGCCGCGAACAGGATGGCCAGCGCTGCGCCAATGGCCGCCAGATAGCGGCCTATGCGGCTGGTCAGGGCGGTCCATAACCCGGCCAGCATCACCCCAACCCCAGCTTGCGCCGCACCTGCGGCATGGCAACGATTGCATAAATGGACAGACCGACCAGAGCCGCGCCCAGCAGTAGTTGCAACATCGGATCAAGCGCGCCGATGCCAGCGAACACCGTGCCGATGCCACCCGTTGTCAGCCACGTCCAAAGGCGCTTGCTGGTCAGGAGGCTTTCGTCTTTGGGTTCTGCTGGAGTTGCGGCTGGGTCTGGTTTGGGTTCCGGGACGGTCACAGGGTCGAGCGGCTTCTCTGCCCCCTGCCCCCGCAGCGCAATCAGCAGCGCCGCAACTCCCAACTGTTGGTCGACGTGGTTCGGATCGTACTTGCCGTCCGCGACGTACTTGCCTTTAACATACTGGTTGGTGCCGGCCCAGAGGTACGGCGACGGCAGGCCCTTGTTTCGGTAGCCGAGGCCGTTGTAGCGCTCCAGCAAGTCCAGCGTCGCAGCGAGCGACCAGTCCTTATTCTTGCCTGCATAGGGGTGGCAGTTCATCAGGGCGTCGATTGCCGCATGCTCCCACGACGCAAACGGGCCGCGCCCTTTCGGCACTAGCGTCGTCTTTCTGCCTGTGCCGATGATCTTCTGGCCGTTGTGCAGCACCCCCGCAAACGAGCCCGAAGACTCGCGGTAATGGATCACCGCGATGACGTCCCACGGAACGCCGGTCTTCGAGGCAACGGCTTCATAGCGCGCTTTATTGGCGCGTATCTTCGCGGCCCGCGCCTCTATTTGAGTCGAGCGCGTGAATTTGGCCGCGTTCCAGCGGTCAATGTTTTTCATAGCGATGTCCTATTTTTTCGGCTGGCTACCTGCGGCAAAGTTCCGCCATGCGCATGCGCCAGCAATGATCTCGGTCCCGTAGCACCGCGCCGACCACACGGCAGAACAGGCAGTCATGGCCGCGCGAGCGAGCCATGCGCCCACACAGCGTTTCGCCGGGCTGGCCATGGAACGCAGAATTAATGGCGCGCGAAAGGTTGCCGAGGGCGCGGACAAGTCGCGCTCGGGGATGAGGCATGGATTTGGGCTTTCGGGTTGTCAGAAATAATTGCCGGACTATGGTCGCCTGCGGCTTTCTTCCATTAGCCGCAGGGCTGGTGCGCTATCCGGCAGGGAACTTGACGGTGCGCCAGCGTACCTTGCGCCACCAAAGACCTTGGCTATATTCGACTTGCGGCCTCCCAACAGGTCGCAGAGCCGGCGCACCCCTTGTTGCCCCAATCAACTATCGCGGAGCGCCGGCTCACCCTCTAACGATCAGCGTCATCCATTAAGATTGACATTAGGGCGTTTGCCGCTCAGATGTTTTTCGCGGCCCCCGCCCGGGTCGCAGAGCCGGTGCTCTCTCCCCCAAGGACCATACGGAGCGCCGGCTCTTTTTTGATGTGCGAGCGAGCAAGATCGGGCCGGAAAGGGCCGGTGCTACGGTTTTAAGGCCGCTGGGGTGGCGTCAACTGCTACCCGCCCGCGCTATAAGGAAGAATAGCGGGCGCTGATCATCCAGGATGGGGAATTAATCAATAAGGCGGTATAAAGAACTTATCCAAAAAAACCTCATTGGAGATTTACATGTCTGACCCGTTTTATAGACCCTTTGAAACTATCCAATGGGCAAGGGAAGCAATCAATGAGTTCGAGTCGACATTGCGCGAGTTCTTTGACAGTAAGCCTTATGGCGAAGTCACAGATCTCGATGCAGAGACGGGCGACAGTGTCCTCAAATTTAAACTCATCCGCGACCTCCCGACTGGCTTGGCCAGAAAGGCGACTGAAGCCCTTAACAATATTAGGCATTCCTTCGACCAAGGGCTTTATGCGGGCTGTGTTGCAGTCAAGCGGCGACCCAAGAAGGATATCCATTTCCCTTGGTCTACTACTCCCTCCGACCTTGAGGGGAAGCTCTCCAGACACAACGATGTAATCCCCTCCGAATTTTGGGATATCATACGCGGGGAGCATCCATACCCCGCTAGTGAACGGTACCCCGGAGGCGATGACATTATTCGAGAACTTGCCAAGATAGCGAATGGGAAACACACTATCGGCCTCAAGGTGGTCGGAATGGTTAGCGGCGTCAGATACCCTGATGCCAGAAGTGGCCCTCTCGGTGGGGGACCATTCTCGCTGCCGTTCCCTCAGTGGAATTCGGAAAAAAACGAGTTGATTATAGCCCGGTATCAGGGCGATTGGAGATTCAAGAACAACTACGAGATTGCATTCCAGGTAGCTCTTGATGAGGCCGGGCCTCTTCGGAATGTACCCGTCACCGCCGCCTTTCACGCTTTTGCGGAAAAGTCCGAACAATTCACAAAGGCTCTTAAAATCAAGGCAATCGAGCTGCAAGGTGATTCTTCTGAGTAAGGTAACAAGACAGGATTACTTGACTTAAGAGCCCAGTTTGCCACCACTACGCCAACGCCCACTTGTTGCTGTACGATACCAGCCGCACCGCTGATCCAGCTGCGATCGTAAACCCTGCATGGATATTGTTGCCGGCCGGGAACACCACGTCATTGAGACCGGCAGGCACGCTGACATAAGCCTGCGCGCCATTGACGGCGGGCTGAGGAAGCGCGGTTGTCGCAGACAGAGTTATCGAGCCAGCCCCTGAGGGAGACGACAAGACCAGCCGCATATCCCTGTTTTCGAGCTGCGCGGTAGAGATGCTTGCCCCGTCAACAACGGCTACAGCAGAAGAAATTGACCGAGGGGAAAGAGCCTTTGACCCAGTGGGCCGCGCCGCGCCGCCGCCATGGCTGATAATGGGTACATCAGCACCCGAATAAGACAGGCTCGAACCGATATCATACCGGACCGGAAGGTGACTGAAGTGCGTGCCGGACTGGATTACGCCGGGTCCGAGAACAGCGTTGAGGTTGATCCCGTCTACCGACCAAGACCAAGAGCCACGACTGAAGATTGCAACCCAGCAAGCCTCATCGACTGTAATCCCCCGAATTCGAGCGACGTACTTCCCGGCCGGGCCATACTCGACCTCTTCGAGGAAGATCGGAGCGCCCAGCCTTTTGCCTCCAATCTGAGAAAGCTCCAGATCGCCACAAGGCACACCGTTGATGCGAACGCCATTGGCGTTGACGCTGGTGGGATTGGTGGTGTCCTCATGATCCAGCCTGACATTCGCGATCCTGCCGGATATGGAGTTTTGAGCGTAAACGCCCATTCTGGCAGCGGTCGCGAGCAATGGCAGCCTGGCGTCGTACTGCACGCCGTCGATGTACACATTGTAAAAGCAATGATTTTCGGCCTTGGCCTCATTTGCTCCACGCCCATATCCCTGAGCTGACAGCACCACTGCATACACACCACTGGTGACGCTGGTTTCGGACCTGACATTTTCCAGATACCCATCACTGGCAAAGCCGTTGTGCGCCAGCGCGCAGCACGAAGATTGGTCCTCGGGGTCGTAAACGTCACTCACATCGAAGTCATAAACGCTGTCCTGATCATACGCATGGCGGCATCGGTAGCCGTGAGCCTTCCGCACCCGAACGCCGGTCACGGCATACAGGGCAAGGCCGTAGCCTTCCCCCGATCCGCTAGAGCGCGGCCGATCACAGATGGTGTCATTGCTGGAAAAATTGATGGAGTAACGGCAATCAAATGCCCTGCCAGACGTGTTTTCCGAGCGATGGCGATCAAAGTCCACCCCATCACAATTCCAGACGGAAAAGCCCATGCCGATATGCGTGTTGGTAGGATGGGCTTTGCCGTTGCGAATTGATGCATTTTTATGCTGCACCGGAGAGTAGTAGAACTTGAGCGCACCAGCGCCTTTGTATGAGTAGAGGGGCCATTGCAGGTAGACGGTATTCCCCTCGACGCGATCGATTTTGATCACCTCGTAGTTGACCCCCTGAGTGCCACCGGGCCGCACCGCGCTATCCCACAAGTAGCCAATGTGACCACTGGCAAAAAGGGACGATGCGCCGACAACGGTGAATGAGCGCGCTCCGCGCTGAAGCACCACTTCAGTCACATCATAGGCGGTTCGCGGGCTGTGGCCCATCTGGACGATTGACTGATTGTCCAACGTGTTTACGAGCGTCGATCCGTTTAGATCGAGGTCGAACACCTTGCCGGGGGAAAGGAAATGACCCAGAAGCGTCTGCTTGTCTGGCCATACGATTTTGGAATTGGCCGGCAGGCCTGCGATGATCCTGTTGTAGATCGTGGTGTTGTCAGCGACAGCCGACGACACACCAAATGCAGTCGCTGCGTAAGCGCCTTGCTGATCTGGCAGCACATACAGCTTGACGCCGGCCGCCGTCTCGACGTGATGATCGGTAGCGCCCGTGGATGCCTCCTCGTACAGGAATTCACCGGCCTGCCATACTGTGCCTGCTCCGCCCGGAGCCCGCATGCTGGAAAGTAGATCTGGAATAGATTTGTATCGAAACGTCGGATCATAGAGGGCGGCCTCGGTGGCGGCAGTCTCAGCCCTTTCAGCCTGCGCTTCTGCCGCCGCAACAATCGCCGCGCTGGCATAATCGGATAGCAGTCGGTAATTCGCGCCGTCATCCAGAAACAGATAGATGCCATCGGCAACCAGACCGCCAGATGCAATCTGATTGCCGCTGTTGGTCAGGAGAGGCTTGCCATTGATGGTGACGTTGCCGGTGTTGGGCTCGAGTACGCCACCAAGAATATAGACCGCAGATCCGGGATTGTCGGGCAGTTCAGAATCGGGCTCAGCTACAATGTCGTTAGCCGTGCCGCCGGTAACCGCAAACGAGATTACTCCGCGCGCGAGCTCGATATCGCCGCCCTGCCCCGCGATCAGAGCGAGAATGGCGCTCTCGTAGCTCTTGAGCAGGCGACGGATTTCAGGCTTGCGCGGATTCCACTTACCGCTGGATGGAACCTTGTCAGTGACAAAATCCCGGAAAACCTGAACGGGATCGAAATCGGGGAAAGCCATGCTTTTCTCCATACGAAAGCGCCCCGCCGCGGCAGGGTCTGAGACTCAAATTTTCGAAGTGATCAGTTGTCGGGGCGGGTCAGGTGACGGTGATCGGACCTACGGCCACAGGGACACTTTCGACGCCTGATGCGTTGGCCGCGCGGATCCAGTAGTAGTAATCGCCAGCGGCAAGGCCGGTATCGCTCCAGCTATCAGCCAGAGACGGCGGACCATATTCTACGCGGACAGGAGCCCCGGATTCGACGTTGCTCGTGTTGCGCCTGATATGCGCCGCGACATAGTTCGGGCTGTTAGGCGCCGTCCACGACACACTGACGGCTCCAGTCCCGCCAACGGCATCGACACCTTCGACAATGGCAGGCGCAGTCGGATCGGCAACCGGTGTCACGTATTCCGACGCTGACCATTCGCCCTGCCGACCGTTCGCCTGCGAATATCGGATCTGCGCTTCATACTGGACGCCATCGGAAAGAGCACCGGTTTGGGCTTCTGTTGCATCGTCGCCTATAGGGATGACGGTCCAGTCCGAAGCAGACACCTGCTTGTAGCGCCCATCTACCTTCAGAGATCTATTTGCTGGCCGCGCGAACGTGATGACACCAAGCGGCACCTGCTGATTTCCGACAGTGATTCGGGTAACGCCAAAAGACAGGTCCGCGGGCACCGGAATGGTGCTTTCGACATTCGTTTCCTCGGCAATAGGAGCCTCGCCCTCCTCTGCCGCTGCATCCCACGAAAAAGCCTCGGCCGGCATGGATGCCACCTGAAGAGTGCAACCCAGAAGTATGCCGCCCTCCCCGAGGTTGAACCGGAAATCCTGCACCTCGAACGCGTCATCAATTCCGAACAGCGGATAACGGATGCGCACCCGCCGTTTACCGAACGCCGCCAGACCGCGAAGATTGCACCGGAACTGCCCAACCCATTTCGGGTTTGCGCGGTAATAGGCCCGCTTCATCAGCCGCCGGCACTGGCCGTGAGACGGTGCCATGTTGAATTCAGCCGGAGATATGATCTCCCCGCGCTCATCCACATCATCGGAATCAACCCATGCTTCCGCATCCGTCGCCTGGTAGTCGTGATCCGGCGACAAGAAGGTCGCTGCAATAATGTTGGCCGTGGTCATGATATCCCGACCACGAGAGACATCCGAGAACCCGACGATCGCATCGTCATCGAGGATGACGGTTGGCTCCTGCCACTCGTTGATGTCGAGCGTCACACCGCCATCAGGAGTCGGCACCAGCCAGCCATCGCAGCACGGCAGCATGCGGCCCAGCACATCGGCTGGCCGTTCGTCAAAACGGTAGCTGCCCCACAGCCGCCACGCCGGCTCTGTTCCGCCTGCCTTTAGGGCTACAGGAGCCGCCGCGCGGTTGAACGCACGCTTCCAGCCCTCTGCTGCGATAGGAGTACTGAACAGAGAATCCGGCAGTCGCATGCCATCGGCGTGCCCCATGTAATCTCGGACAATCGCAGCAGCATTGTCGGACCAGGCAACTGTCTCGGTGACCGGATTCCAGACCTTCGACCCCCGCGCGACGACGCGATAGAGCGTGTTGGTGACGTTGGGGAAGATCTGCGCAAAGGTTTCGGCGCCTGACGCCCCCTGAAACGCGTAGAGTGATGAAACACCGTCGCCGCGGTGCGATGCATCCCATTCAGGGAAGACAGCGCCGAGATCGCTATAGTGGGTTTCTGTCGGCAGGCCCATGCGGTACTGAATACGCAGGTGCTTCCACTTGCCATCATAGTTCCAAGGGTGTTCCTGCACGTAACCATTGATATCCAGCGTCACTGGCGCGTCATCGACCCAGATTTCTTCTATCGCGTCGAGTTCGCCTGTTCCCGTGACGATGACTTTGTGAAAGCTTCCTTCTTTGCTTTCACCAAAAGCCCACGGCCCAGAGGTCTTTACGCGTCCATAATGCCGCTGACGAGCTGCGGTCGGATTTTTGATGGAAGTTTGGACATCCTCCGGTTTCGGCTGCCTCGGCGCAAACAGGCGCGATGACAGATAGGATAAACCCACCGAAAGGCCAATTGTCGCTGCGGTGGTCAGTCCGGCGATAAACGCCGCGGAGCCAGCAAGGCCGATTGTAGCCGAACTCGATATAAGGGCAGCAAAGATTGCGCCCTCAATAAAGCCGGTTCGCACGACTCCATGCAAGCCGAGCGAATTATCGCCCGCAAAATTGATGCGCCCCCACTTCATATCGCCCAAGCCTTCCAATATGTGTCAGCCGGGAACAGCATCAGCCCCGATGAATTGCGCGAATGCCATCCATGGCGGCCGCGTATCGCAACACTGATCGGGATTTTTTCGTTGATCCGATCCCCGTGGATGACCAGGCCAACATCACCGAATTGCGGGTCCGCGGTCTTCTCCAGACCGACAGACCGCATAATGCGGTTCACGGCCACTGCGATGCCGCCCGGCTCTGTGAGCCACGCCTGCACATCGTCATCTGTCTCAAAGTCCCGGCCATAGCGAGCGATGGGCGAAAAGCCACGCACGAGAGCAACCCACTTATCTGCCATGCGCCCACACGCGCCGGGATAGGGCCGCAAGGAGGCTTCCCGGCGAAGGAAATCCGCCAGTGCAATTTCGATATCCACGAGGCGTTTTCCTCAGTAGGAAGGATACGTGATCTTCTTGTTGAGCAGGCTGGCCACGAAGCCAAAGAACTTATCGCCGGGCGATCTGGCCTGCTGGTCGCGATCCGTATTGCGGCCATGGGGCGGCCGAGAGCGACCGAAGAAGACGTTCTCGGCAGTCAGCGACACGCTCTGCACCGCGCCCTCTACCCCCTGCATTTCCGAGCGGGAAACCTTTGGCGGCTGCATGAATCCGAAAAACAAGGGGATCGGCACCGAAACACACTGCCAATCTGGATCGAACAGTTGCAGCGAGACGGTCACCATGCGCTGATCAACTTCCTTGGTTTCTGCCAATGCCTTCCCGAGGAAATCGAGAGGCATGTCGGGAAGACCGTCGAGCCCGAGGGTGATGGCTTCAGAAGTCGTTCCCGGCCCAGCAAGCCCCAATCCGTCGATCTGGCCGAACCCATACATTGGGCGATAGGTGTTGCCGTCCAGCGCCGGCAGGTCCGTGTTGCCGTTCCACGCACAGTACGGGCCGCTGAGGAAATCGAACTTTACGAGGAAGTCGCAACGCACTTCCGTCTGCGATAGGTGCTCGATCTGCTCGGGCGTGAAGAAGTCTTCTTCCATCACACATCCTCGATGAAATTGACGGTCGGGCTTCCCCACTTGCGCATGGCAAGCTCCAGATCCAACTCGCTATCGCTGGCAAGCCGCATGCGGCACACTGGATCATCGAAGTTGAGACGGGCACCATCCTCGACGGCTTCCCGCAACGGGGGGCGGAAAGTGAGCTCGCCGCTATCCGAGTCAAAACTGCGCACGCGATACAGCCGTTCCTCGACTGAGAAATGCTGCCCCGGCTGGATATCGCCGGCGACTTCCACATCAACCAGCATGGAAACGGCGCGAACTGGTGCCGCCTCTCTGGCGATGACTGAAATCACCCCGCCCTGATACAGCGATGTGTCGCTGAAGGGAGTTTCGTCGCTATGCGGAACGCGATCATAAAGTTCGTATTCATCAGCCTCTGCGAGGGCCGGCTGATACCCTCGACAGAGCGGCACAAGGATCGGATTTAGTCGACCTTCCAGTAGTGTCGAAATCGATCGATGAGCCAGAATGCTATTGCGATTGCGGACAAGCACATTAGAAAAGGTCGCCTTCCAGATGCCGGCATCACTGGAAACCACCTGCGTCTTGCCACTCACAGACGACGGCCCCGCTAACGTTCGCGGGGCGATATCAAATGCCACGTTCTGCGGGGGCAGAACGCCTACAGGCCAGCGAATTGTCATGGGTTACCCTAAAGCTTGCGAGCCTGCGTTTCGGCAATCATGCCCGACATCTGCCCGCGCACCGACTTCACGCTCTGCTGCACAGACAGTTGCACAAGTGCCCCGGAGCGAGTTCTGATTTGCTGGTCGGCAATATCGGCCATTCTGCCGCTGTCGTCCTGAAGCACGACGCGGATGGTTTCGGTGGAGGCGGGGCCTGAACGATTGACGTAGGATGGCGCAACCGGCGCTTGAATCTGCACAGGAACCTTTCCACCACTCGGCAGGGGGATTACGGCTTCCTGTCCATGAACTACACCTCGGGGCTCTCCGCGCCTTCCGCCGGTATTTGCGGTTCCTGATGCGAAGCCAAAAAGCTTAGGAATGAAGCTTAATATACTCCCTCCTCCGCCTCCAATTCCCTTCGACGCAGATCCAGCCTCGAAGAGCGCGTCCAGCAGGTCATTCTGTAGCTTGTCGACTATCTTGTCGATAACGCCCAGAAAGATGTTGCCCCATTCTTCAGTGGTGATCTTTCCGTCTTCAAGGGCCGATCGAACGTCCGACATAATGCCTTGCACAATGTCGCGCTGAACCGCCATTTCGTTTTGCGCCCGTCTTAGCTCCTCTGCCTGCCGAGCATACGCCGCAGATGCCTCGTCAATCTGCTGTATTTGTTTGGGCGTTAGCTGTGCATTCTGCCAATCCTGATCGCCCTTCTGTCGAGCCGCTTCGCGGGCGTCCTTCAGGGCTTTCTGCTCAAGGTCGAAAGCAACCTTTCGCTTCTGCTGTGCCTCGTACGACAGACCCAACTGCGCGCGCTCTTCTGCCAGCGCAATTGTGCGCTGCTTGATTGCCTCAATGTCTTCAAAGAAGCGGTCGCCAGAGGTCTTTTTGGGCGCTCTGGCTCCACCACCGCCACGCGGTTTAGGCGGCGCCTCAAACTCAATCAGTGGTCGGCTTGTTGGCGTTATTCCGACACTATCCGGAAGCTGCATGTACCCGGTCGTATTGTATCGAACGCGACCACCTTGAGATTCCTTGCCGACAATACCGGCAGACGCCTGTCTTGCCGCGGCAGCAGCCTCAGCAACGGCACGGAAGGCGGAGATGATCGTCGATACGTCCGGCGCATAGCCTGAAATGCGAGACAGTTCGGCCAGCAGGTCTTTGACCGAGATTTCGCCTTCGCGCGCCTTCTCAAGAAGGCCGTTTAGCTCTTCTCTGGCCTTGGCGGAGGAGATTTGATTGATCTCTGCTGCTAGAGCATTAACCGCCACTTGCACTGCATCAAATTTTCTTTCCGCATCGTCAAGCGCCTGCATCATCTCGACAACCGGATCGATCATCCCTCGAAGCTTAGTTACTGCCTCAGTCAGCCCCTCCCCCGAGGCTCCAATAAGGACAATTTCATCCCGAAACTGGCGAGCATCCGACGCCCCAGACTTGAGCCTCTCGATCGCCTCCATAAAGGGGCGAAACATCGACTGAGCTTCAGCTTCTTGCAGCGTTTGAGCAGTCGTCGTTCCAAGAGACGTCTGGATTGCCGATTGAACGGCAGCATCTATAGCTTTCGCAGCAGCCGCCGTCTCTTTAGCAATGCGCTGAGCGAGTTCCTTCTCATTGTGGCTTCGCAGCGCATTTGCCACGGCCGGGTCCGCCATATACTCACGCGCATTAACAAGGGCGCCCTTATACGCCGGCCCAAGGCTATCAATAGTGGCCTTATGTCGCTTGAGCATTTCGTCGAATTTCTCGACTTCTTTGCCCCCACTCATAGCGTATTGAACTATTGCAGTACCGGCTGCGATCACACCAATGGTGACCAGCGACATTGGGCTGATGATGCTCTTGAATGCCTCGCCAATAGCTTGGCCTGCTGACTGGCCGGTTCCTTTCATCGATTCAAAGACGGCAGACAATTGCGTCCCCTGCTGGAGGGCGATCGTCAATGGGTTCATGCCCATAGCGGTAGTGACGCCAATATCCTGGAATTGCGCAGCAATGTTTGCCGTGTTGAAGCGGTTGTTTCCGCCACGAAGCGGGGTATCCGACAGTGCTGCATTTCTCTGCTTGATTGCCGCAATACTCGAAAGCGCAGCCTGTCGCTCCCGCTGAATAGCCGTGGCCATTTCATCGGCACTTATTGCCCCGAGACGATGAGCGGCACGAATCTCATTTACGGCAGTTTTGTAGCTCGTGATGGTTGAGAACATCGGGCTGAATTTCGCCCGAAGCTTCTCCATCTCCTTGCCCTGATTGGCAAGCGCCCCTGTCCATTCCTTGGTCGCAGCAACCTGCACACCAACCATCTTGTTGATGCGGTCCTGCATCCCGGTAGGGATCGCCTTGTCGATGCTCTTGCCGACGGCAGCGAAGCGCTGCTCAATCTGACTACCTGCGCGAGCAATGTCGCCGTCAAGTTTCTTGATTGCGCGCTGCACCGACGACAAGTCTGTGCTTACGCCGATTACAAGATCGTCGGTCTTATCAGCCATGGGATTTCCTGATAGATAAACGCCAGTGGGGAGGCGTCATGAAAGCGCTAATTGCAGCAACTTGCGTCGCGCTACTTGCGGCGGTCGGATATTATTTTTGGAATGAGCACTCTGAGGCTAAGGCTCACGACAAAGCGCGGGTTGAATACCTTAAGAGATCCGTTGAGGATGAGTGCAACGAAGCCGCTCGCCTCTTAAATGATGGCGCCAAACTCGGCCCCGAGACCAGAAGAATGCTAATTGAAAAGTTCGACCGCTGTTCGGCGTACGCCCACTAACGCATACCAGCATATCAGCGCCCCTCTAAGTATTTGAGCAATGCTGTCAAAAGCCTGCCCGCGCCAATAGCCAACCGCTCGCCACCCCTTGACCAGCACGTGTTAGCCGAAGCATGGTGTAAGTGGGCAGTGAGATTGGAGGGTTGCAGAATGACTGAATTCGACAAGTTCAAATCCGACACTGTAGACCGCCCGCTTAATGATGAGCGGATTGAGAAAAAATACACAACCACTCATCTGGAAGAAAAACTGCCGAACCCAGGCACGGCAGACACTAGCCCTCCCCCGGATGATAATAAAAATAGCTAATAATGTCTGACGTCGGAATGCTTGACGTCCTTGCCGGAGTGGCTAGCGTCGCCACTATAGGCGGCCTTTTCTATGCCGGGTATCAACTCAGACAGGCGCGCATGGCTGCGTCTGCGACAACATCTGCCCATATTCTTTCAAATATAAGGTCACGTATTGAAGACGTGTCCAATCAGATCAACGAGCGATCCCTTTATGCCGCCACATGCGACTTACTAAATGAATTGGAACTTTCCTGTGCCATTTATTTCGATGGGCAGTTTGGCGGCAGAACAGGAAAGCTCTCGGTGTCATTTATAAAAGACATTTTAAGGATGCTGGAAAATAATCCTAAAATGCTCGCATGCGTAAAAAGAGCGATACAGGAACCAGATACCTTCGAATGCCTGCGAAAATTCGCGAGAAAATATAAGAAGGATTGGCAGGGCTTTGTCTCGCCATCTGTGCACTCTCAGCAATCAGGGGAACGCGCCCAGATGGTCGGTAGCCAGGACGAAATTTGATCTGCGCCCGAGCTATTACAACATCAAGAGGAATATTTCCCTCTCCAAGTTCGACGGGCGGAAAAATCCGGCGAAAATTCTCTAGACTAATCGCCATCACCCATACTTCGCCAGCATCTTCGCCATCTCGTCGTCGCTCGGCCCGTCGACTTTCTTCTTGCCGCCGTTGGCCTCGTTGTGACCCTCGATCGCCATGAAGTATTCGGTAAGTGTGGAGGCCCAAAACACGTCAGGCGTCCACTTCAGGAAACCAAAAGCTCCCCTCATCCAATCCCGCCAAGGGAACTCTAGGTCGTCGTCACCTTGGCGGCTGCGTCGTTTTTTTCCTCACCCTCGAAGTGGTGAGACAGCGCCTTCGCGAACGCATCGGCACAAGCCGGATAATCCTTGAGCTTGATTACATCCAGCGCCTTTTCGGCGTCTCCGCGGACGGTCAGAAGCGAGATAGCCGCCATAGTGGCTGCCACCTCCGTGCCAGACAGGCGGAGGAACAATTCCGACAAGGACTGGCAGCCAAGGCGCGTCGAAACGGCGGCAAGACCCTTCATCGTGGCGGCGATCACGAGGTCGACGTCGCCAATCCTCAGGGCGACCTCGCCACGGGCGCCGTTGACTTCAAGCGCCATTAGCTGCCCTCCGCGGTGAACTCAAGCGGGCCGGCGGCGACGAAAGTGGCGCTGAAGTCCATATTGCCTTCCATCTCGCCTGAGAATTCAAACTCCGACACCATCCACTCGCCTTCATATTCACCGAGACCGGGAACAACGACCTGCGCGCTGAAGGTCGTGGCATTGGTTACGTGGTCGAGCAGAAGCGAAGAATTCGCCCCCGACACCCACTTGCCGGAGCCATTGAAGGTTCGATTGACGATGCCCGGTTCCGCAGTGCGGACAACGGCATTGCCGGGGTTTTCACAATCGGGAATGGTGGTGTCGATTTCCGATGCGGACAGATTGAAACTACGGGTCTGAATCCCGCAAACGTTCTGGAAGACTTCCGGGGATTGACCGTTGCCGATTTTGATCAGCAGGAGGCGGCCTTTGTGCTGCGGCATGGATTGTTACCTTTCGCGCAAAGAAAGGGCCGCTCGCGGCGGCCCGATGTTATGGTGATGTGGTTGGCGGCAGGGGCGACTAAGGCGCGCTAAAGCCGTTCGGTGAATGCGATGAAGCGAATTGCTGCATGGCTTGTGATGCCGTCCGGGTCACGGAACGTCATCGTGTTTCGGTGGTTGATGGACACCAGCCGGTTAGTAGGTAGGACCAACGGGTATTGGTGTAGTGCCTGGACAACAGCGTCAGCCACCTGCTTGACCTCCATGAATCCGCCCGCATAGGTCGACCACGCGTGAAGGGTCAGGTAGACTTCCTGACCGTCGACGCACTCAGCATCGGCGCGCAAACATTGCGCCTCTCCTATGTCGACATACGGCTCTTGAGCCGTGGCGGGCGGCCTGTCGTATATTTTCTGACCAACAAGCGCGGTCAGCGGCGCATAGTTTTTCAGGTGCGCAACTATCGCTCCCTGAAGCTCAAGGTCTGGCGATGCCATTCTGGATCCCGTCTAGGCTACCTGTTCGTGGCTACCCGCCCCGCACTTCCCGCACAGCCCGATTGATGGCGGCGTTAATCGTCCTTTTGGCGCGAGGCTTGAACTCGTTCCACGTCGGGAATACGTGGGGCTGCGCCATGGTACCGGGATGTTGTCCGCCCTGTGTCTGACGGCGGCCCGCATCGCGGCGGGCATTTCTTGCCAGGCTGTGGGGCTTCGTACCAAACTCCAGAAACCGCCATATGAACGGCGCATAGACCGCCGTCGCGTCCGGGTCTTTCGACTTTTGCCCGACAACAGGAGCATGGTTCGGGTTGTCTGCCTGTCTCTCGCCCTTGATTTCCGACATGTAATCGCCCGTATCGAATGGCGCAGCAGCCGAAATCAGGTTCGCGGCCTCTTTAACAACTTCAAGCTTGGCCTCGGCAGCGTACTCTTCGGCCATCGGCGCAAGCTCGTTCAGGCGGCGCATAAGTGCGGCTCGGCCCATCATCTTTGCCTTAAGCGCCACCCCTACCCCGCCTCCCCTTCTACGATCAGGAATTCGAGATACGCATCCCGCTCATCGATATTTACGACAGCCTTGATGTTGTATTCGCGGCCAGTCCGCACATTCCGCACCCGCCACGCGGGGGTCACAGAGCGCGTTGCGGTGCTGCTGCGCACTGTCATGGTATAAGGCTGGATGCCCGCTAGGCGGGAAGCTATGACGGGCTCTGACCCCATGCGGGGCTGCAACCGAGCCGCGTCCTGAAAGCGCTCAACGTAGCCGGTGGTAATCCCGCCGTAGCCGTCGTCGATGTTGTCGGGTTCAAGGAAGGCAATTTTTCCCGATAGAGAACCGGCGCCTTGTCTACGCGGCTTTGCCATCGCGGTTGCCTTTCCTCTCGATCATGACGGCCTTACCCGCCGTCACGGCCAGTTCTGCCGCACGCCGCGGTACGTTGTAGTCGCCGGGCTGATAAACCACGCAACTGGCCGATGTCGGCTTCCACTTCCACACGGAAATAACTCTGATCCACGCCATTAGGTCGCCAGTTTCCACGCCCTACGGCGCTCTATCCGTGGCCTGCCATCTGGATGCTTCTCGACGCTCGGAAGGTCATCGTGGTCCACCAGCGATTCCGCAGGATAAACCACGTCTCTTCCCGTCACAGAGCGCCAAGCCTTGCCGATTGCAAAGTCCGCCGGCCCTTTATGAATGGCCCGCAGAACGTCACAAACGCCCCATGCCGGGACGCTGTAGCAAACGCCGTGGATCAGTTGAGGCAGGCGAACGACGTAGTTTCCACTCGCCAACTGGCGCTTGATTTCCGCCTGATATTGCGGCGGTCGGCCCGTGCCCAGATAGAGCGAAACCAAGTCGTTCGGACAATGGGCAAGCCATTGTGCTGCCCGCGCCCGAAAGTCCGGCACAGGAAGCGCGTCGTCCTCCATGACGACACATCTGCCACCCTGCACCGCGCACCACTCCAGCGCCCGCGTGTGGCCCCACAATGCACCACGGTCGGCGTCGTCTATCACAATGTGATCGGCGGGAAGTCTCTTGGCGCGCCCCAAGCGGCTATGGTGCGCCACCACGACAATCTTCACGGTGCCTTCCGCATGGCGGCAAGGTTGAACGAGAAATGCACCCAGTCCAGCGCATAACCGCGCCAGAACTCCTGCGGGAACAGATCAAGTCGACCACGACCTTTGAAATTCACATCATCAGCCATTCGGCGCAGATACTGCATCGCAGTAGGTGCGCCGGTAGCGGTCGGAAGGTCCGGGTTTTCGTTGGCCTCATTCGCCCCGTAATAATGGGAATGGTAGGCCATATGCGTGTCTTCGACGGCATAAATGCCGCCTCGCTTCAGCATGGGCCAAAGCAGTTCCAACGACCGGATGGTGAGGCTTGACAGGTGTGACGCGTCATCAATGATGATGTCGAAATCGCCAAACTCGGCATGCAGCGCAGACAAAAATTCGGGATCGTCCTGAGACCCGCGCCGGAAGTTGATGCCGGTGTGTTTTTCCGTCAGCGTCTTTTCTTCGACGTCGACCACGACAATCTTGCCGTTGCGGAAATAATCCCGCCACATAAGGGCGGACGCGCCGCCCTTCTCCGGGTCTTCGTGGCCGCCGTATCCCAACTCAAGCAGCGTGACGGGTTGGTCGCGAAGATCATCGAACCATTGAGCATACCATCGGACATAGTCGTGATGGCCGGCCTTATCGGTGCCGTGTAGCAGTCCTAGATCGCGCAGGCTTACTTGTGTTGCCACCATGCATACTCCTTGCCGGTCCCGTTGCTGCGGAACACCGTGTGCACCTGCGGACCCGTCACAATGCGATCGGCCCATTTCGTGTAGGCCACGTAGTTAAACGTGGCCATGTCACCTATTTCCCGGCCATGCGGCACGGCCTTCCAGAACCTTCGCGCGCCCAGCCAATGGGTGTCCGACACGATGTCGTGTGCGAACTTCATGACGGTCTCGCGTGTCCCGCCAACCAGTCCAGCATTCAGCATCGGCTTTGAGGCGTTCGCCTTCACGAACTCACGAAGGTGCGGCGCGTCATGGTTCTTGATGATCCACTCGTCAGCCAGCGTCTTAGGCTCAGACCCGACATAAAGCTTGTCAGGGTCCATCTCTCCCCAAGGCTCGCGCAACATGACGACATCTGTGCCGTCCGTGCACCAGACCAGCCCAACGTCCTTGTTGGCCCGCAGCCATTGGTAGATGTGCATCCACCGAAGGAAATAAGGATTGCTGTCCAGACCCTCGACGGGCACGATCTCGGCCCCTTTCGGCGCTACGGATAACTCATCAGCCAGAACGATGCGATCGGCGTCACTCACGGAAGCCGACCACGCCTCAAGCAGGCTGGCCGCCGGCTTCATCTTCGTTCCGCGCTGCGGATCTGACGCAGTAGTCAGAAGGAACGTCAAGGCGACGTTTCTTTTCTCCCGGAAGTCCACATATGCGGTATAGCCACTATCTCGGCGCTCGTTGTGGACCGCTGCATTCTTCCGAACCAGCGCTTCACGGTCAGCTTTAGGCACACTGCGTTTTACCGCGTTGTGCTCATCCAGGCTGTGAATCAATTTGTTGCTGCCCGCGACGTCAGCAAATGGCCACGTCGTCAGGCCGGTATGGTGGATCCGGATGGCCAGATCGGAATGCTCGTACATCCCCCGGCCATATATCCAGTCGAAACCACCAACTGCGTCAATTGCCGACTTGTTATAGTACAGCATGACGCCGCGCTGACCCGAATAAGCCACATGTCGCTTGTCAGCGTGCATCACGCATATATCGTTCAGCTTCGTCGGGCCTATCAAATCCAGAAACTGATAGGCAAGGTGTGGCTCAGGGCTGTCGATATAAGGTTCGTGCCAGCCGTCCGCTACCGGATACGCATCGTCATCCCACAGGAACAACTCGGTGCATCCGGCATCGATCAGTACGCGCAAACTGGCGTTCTTGGACGCCACAATGCCCTTTGACTTCTCGTGTCGGACCAGATGCACCCAGTCGGGCACCGATACCGGGTCAGAAGAACCGTCATCGATCACCGCAACAAATGCCCCCGAAGGCAGGTGCTTCTTGTGCTGCTCCAGCGTTTTGGCGAGTATGTCGTTTCTGTCGTGCGTCGTAATGGCAATGCCGATATTCGACGACCGTTTACAGGCAGGCGCATACTCAACGCCGTCGATTACGACGCGCATCAGCTCTCCTCGGGAAGATTATGCGAGTGCCGGGTCGCGCAGTTGGTAGAGCAACGAAATCACCGGCTTTGGTAGATAGCCAAGCTCGTAGACGCCATCGAGGTCCGCATCGCGATTTTCATTCATGTTGCCAACGAGGAATATCGTGGCCCACTTGACGCGCTGCGGAACCTTGGAAGGATCAATGTTGCCGGAGCCATCCACGAAGATGCTGGCTCCGGCCTTCAGATAGGCAATAACCGCCTCCGACGCCGCCTCGATGAACATCGTGAGAACGCTGTCGTCATCGTCGTGGAAAATACGAAGCGTCGCCTTGGTTTCGGCAAGATCAACAAGCTGAACCATTACTTCAACCTGACTGGCTCGTGCGCCTTTGGCTCCTGCGGAGAATAATCCTTGCCGTCTCGGCCTGCCTTAGCAGCGAGAGACCAACCAGAATCACGGTCGCCCGGCCTGTCTCCGTTGCCGTCAACGTTGCAGTGCCACAGCGAGCCGTTCCACGTCACAGTGTCGCCCCTGCTGTAGGTCTGATCGTGCTTATAGGCTCCGCGGTAAATCATCGTCGGTATGCCTAATTCCACGGCAAACGACGTGTCGGTTTCATCGGCAAACTTCAGCAGAATGGAACGGCCATCCGGCATCAATTCCGCGTCGAAGTCCTTCAACGAAAAACCGTCCCGGCCGGGCGCCCCATCCTTACCGACAATCGGCCCAAGGTCGCGAGTTGCACCGTTGGACATGGTGACGATCAGATGTCCGGCGTCGCTCTTGAAGAACTCTACTGCATCAACGCCGTCCTTGCCGTCTCGGCCATCGGCACCATCTGCGCCGCGCTCGCCCGCCTCACCTTTTTCGCCGCGCTCGCCTTTTTCGCCATCCTTCCCGTCAGCACCTACGACTACGCCCAGCTTCTGGACGCCGCCGTCGGAAAGAGTGACAACCAGCTCACCGTTCTTGTCGATCAGGGCTGCGGCGAGCCCGACGCCGTTCTGGCCGTCTTTGCCGGCATCCCCGCGTTCGCCTCGATCGCCTTTCTCGCCCTTCTCGGGCAGGCGTTTTTCAAGGGCATCAATGCGCGACGTGATGCCAGCAAGAGCCTTGTCGATATACGCCTTCGCGCCGGAAACCAGCGTGTCAGCCAACCGCTTGGTGTCAAGCACTGGCCCACGCCCGCTCGACATCTTCGTTTGCTTCGTCATCTAGATCGGTTTCCGGTTCTTCCTCGGCGGCCTCAGCATGTTCTGGCGCGCCCCTCCCAAATGGATCGGGACCAGCGTCACGCTTCGCCAGAGCTTCAAGGCTATGGTCCTGCTCTTGCAGGTAAACGGTATCGCCACCCGCAACAGGTTTGACGTTGAGCCGCAGGCGCTGCTCGTTAACAGTCAGTTTGCCCTTGGACTTCTCCAGCACGTCCATCTGCGTGACGGCATCCATGCGCAACAGGTTATCCAAATCAAACTCGACACCCATTGACGACTTGCCGGGCTGCATCAAGCTAAGCCCTTCATCGAGGCAAATTTCAATGTCCTCGATATGACGCTGAAGGCACTGCGAATAGTATTCGACGTTCAGCGCCTGCACATTGTTGTACGAAGGAAGCTGCCCCACGCCGATTTTGTACGGCGGGACATGGAACGTCGAACAGATAACCTCGGCGGTCCAGCGCAACTGTTCAATCAACTGCGACTCGTGCGCGCTGATCATGAGTTGCTGATATTGCAGCCCATCACCAACAACCGCGACCTTGCCAGCGTTCTTACCCGAAAACTCAGTTTCCCAGTAAGCCTTAAGACGCGCCGCCGTCTCGTCGCTAATATTCCCCGGAGCAGTCAGGATGCCGCCCGGCTGCGACTTGTTGCCGAAGAATGTCGCTGAATTGTTCTGGATGTGGACGCCCTGCATGGCGGCAACGCCGTTCGCAAAGATGGGCGACGTACCGACCAGCGGGTGAAACAGGCAGTTGAATCGATCGTGAATGATTTCCGACGCGGGGACAAGAATGTCCTCCTGAACGTTCGGCAGATTATCTGCGGCGAGCTGGTAGAAAACCTCGCCATCGTCCGTCACCATGACGGTGACGAGGTTCGGATCCAGCACATAAAGCGCAGTCACAACACCGCGATTGTCCCTCTCCTTAAGGACATAGGTGTTGCCGCGCATAAGCTTGGACAGCACCCAATTCTCATAGAATTGAATGCGGGTCTGGTAATGGTTCGGCTTCCGTAAGACTGGGGTATAGGCGGGGTTAGAAACCTCTTCCCACACACCGCTGCTGTGCTCCTGAACCAGCTTTACGCGGAGCTTCGCAATATCGGACGCAATGAGAGTCATGCAGGCGTAAACGGCATGATAAGCCAGAACGGAGTCACGCTTGACAACTATGTTGCGCTGCCAGTTGCCTGTGTTGGCTTCAAATATCTTGTGCCAGCCACGGTTGTCATTAACCGACGACAGCGTTGCAGCCTTCCGCTCACCGGTGAAAGGCACTGGAAGGCCAAATATTTTCATTCACACGCCTCTTTTACCGCTTTAGCCTTGCGCGTGCGCGGCTTTGGGGCTTCATCATCTTCTGTTTCCGGCTCCGGCTCCGCCTCGGCGGCGTACCCAAGCAGCCGCAGCACAGCCGCATACCGCCAGTCGTTGGCGCGCAGGGCACGCGTCATGTACGTCGGCATGTCATCTCCAATGAAATCAAGGACGGGGCCGAAGCCCCGCCCTCTATGTGCTCAGCGCGCCGCGGCTATTACGAACCGGGAGTAGGCCCCCAGTTCACGCCGTTGAGGAAAGCGGCGGCCTGCGGTCGGCGCTTCTGCCAGTTGATGAAACGTTCGGCGCGAATGGCCAGTTTGTTCTCCTGGAACATGCTGGCAATCTGGGCAACTGTCGGCGTAGCGGTCGCGTCGTCATCCATGATGATCGTTGCTTCGCGGCTAAGCGCGATGTTAACCTGCCCGTCGTCCGCAAGGTAGATTTCACTTGCGAAAGCAAGGACGAATGTACCAGCCGGAACGTAGTTTGAAACAAGCAGCGGAACGCCGTCGATGTTACCGCCAGTAACAGTGACGCCGGGGAAGTCTCGCGCGCCAAGCGGTCCCTTACGGGAAGCGAGCGCACGGGCCGTTGCGGTGTCGGTGATGTAAACTGCCGAACCGGTAGGCAGATTGATCGTGTCGGCAACGGCCCATAGGGCATTGATGTCGGCCTCCGGATCGGACGTCGCCGGGATGGGCGTAACACCGTTCAGAATCGAAGCCGGCGACAGGGACGCGCCAGTACCCGCAGCTTTCGTCGGGTCAATGAAGTCTTCATCGGCCCGCTCAACGACAGCCTCAGCCAGATCGTCGCGAACCAGTCGAACAATCGACGGATCGGAGAAGCGCTCAAGCTCTTCGGTCACAACCGAGATGGCCGCAATCTTGGCCCATTTAAGTTCAGCGGCGTCGTAACCGGATGCAGTAACCGGCTTGCGATAACCTTCACCCACCCACTGAGCGCGTCCAGCAGTCGTCTTGCCCGGAATGCGGACATTGAACGGAATGCGACGAAGCGACGGAACGCCACCAACGCCGAACTGACCAATCAGTGTACGCGGCCGCAGAAACTCCAGAAATTCACTGGACATATTCTGGTAATCAACCAGATTTCCAGCCCATGTCGGGCTGGTCGTGGTGCCCGCCGCAACGGCGGCTTTCATCACGCTCTGAATACGGGTGTCGTCGCCGTAAGCGTGCTCAGCAAACGCCTTGGCGCTCGAAACGTCCCCCTTGCCTGCGTACATGGCAAGAGCGAACTTGGCAAAACCAATGCCCGGCTCTTCATCCTTCAAGGAACGAACGGGAACACCAGCGCGCACCTTGCCAGCCTCGTCTTCGTTCTTGGGCTCCCCAACGGCCTTGGCAGTCGCCTGCTTCAGCGCCTCGACCTTCTTCAGGCGAACGATGTCACCGTCGATGGTCTTGAGTTCGGATTCGAGTTCATCGAACTCAACCTGCTCTTCGGCTTCGGTGGATCGGCCCTCTTCGATGCCCTTCTCCAGAATTTCTTCCATGCGGGCCGCATTCGCGGCGCGCTTGGCCTCAAGCGCAGCGATCTGCTCCGCAATAGTGGTCTTCGCCATATGTACCTCCTTGAGGGTTACGGCTGCCCGCCTTGGAGCGGGCTGGTTAGGTTTGATGGTTGATGCCGTAACGCCGGCAGGAGCGGACTTCGCCGCTGGAGAAACCGCCTTGTCGGCGGTGGAAGCATCGACCTTGCCAATGGCAGACCGGACGCCGGAATCGATGGATTTGACGGCTGTAATCGTAGCCTGCGCGTTCGCCGGAATTGTAACCAGGCTAAGCTCAAGCACTTCCGTCTTCAGAAAGCGGATGCCGCCTTCCTTCATGAATTCGTAGCCGTCTTCCAAAGCTCGGAAGCCGATGCTGACAGCACGGACAAGGCCAGCCTTCACTTCAGCCCAAGCCGTGTCGACACGATCCTTGAGCGGACCCGGCTCATCGATCTTCGGCAGCCTTGCCTCAAACGTGATGCCGTCCTTCGTGGGCTTGTCGAACTTGACGGTTCCCACTGGCTTGTCGTGGTCATGCTGATGCAGGAGCGGCATTGGGTTAGTGAACTTGACGCCCAAAGGCTCAACAATGTCACCGACTCTGTCCGGGCTAGGCGTCGTGGCCACGCCGCGGATAATGCGCTCGTCCTCGCTGACCGCCTTCACGGTCAGCAAGCTATAAGCTCTGTTCATTCGGGTGTTCCCGCCCTAGAAAATTATCATCTGGTATTTGGGCTCGCGACGCTCAACACGCCCTTCAACCGCGGCCCCAACCGCCATGGCAGCGGCAACAGCAGGGTCGATGCGGTTAGACGTCTTGTTCTTGTTGAACCATTGATTGCCCATGAGCGGGTCAGTCTCAATGTGGACGCCCATTAGCGCCGCCATCATTACCGGGCTCTTCCGGATGCGGACGCGCTCCTCAAGGATTAGCTCCTCAAGCGCCGCGACGCTTCCCGGCATCCACAGTCCCTGAGGCGGCTCGTCGCCTGCCGCTTTTGCGGCCTCAACCGCGTCAGCATCTGGGCGAGCTCGCTTCTTTCCGCCCTGCGGGTGAGCGACCGTCCTTACGTCGCATCCATAAGCGTCGAGTTCGTCAGCGAATTTGTCGTAGGCATAATTGTCATAAGCGAGAACGCCTATGCCAAACTCCGTGTGAAGCCTGGCTATGAGCGCTGCTACATGGTCATATCGTATCCGCCCGCCTTCCGGCGCGTGGATATACCCCTGCTCATACCACGTCCGGTACGGAACGCTGTCTGTCTTGGACCTCTCATCCATCGTGTCGCGCGGGGTCCACGCTTCAACCCACAAATCGTAGGTTGGCAGATCGGCCTCTGTTCCGTCAGCCTTGACTACCCGCTTCACGCCAGTCTCGCGGACAAACGACGCGGCAGTCAGGTCTTTGGCTCGTGACAGGTCAAGTCCGGCTGCGCTTATCGCTCCGGCGCCGTCTTCATACGGGTCAAAGTCGCCCATCACCTTTTCAATGAGGGGACGAGGTATCCATGCCGTGTCGGCTTCTGTCCAAACACAGAAATGCAGGCGAAGAATGCCGTTTCGCTTCGATGGGATATCGCGGGCCTGCGCCACAACGCCGGCCAAGTAGTCGTGCTTCAGCGTGACGCCGAAAAGAGGGTTGGCTTTCTGCCAGCACGTCGGGTCGGTGAAAGGGTCGTCGTCCTTGTCGAGGGCGCACACGTAGCTAAACGTTCTGTCGCTGGACCCCTCTATGCCGACAATTTCACCCACATAGGTGAAATCCTCATCCGGTGTGTCGGTGCCGGCCGCTACCTTGCACGCCCAAACATGCTCCTCCCAGCAAATCGAGTTCCTGTCGCTACCACTGTTCGTAATCATGAACAGCAGAGGCTGGCGACGGAACTTGAAACCGCGCTCAAGCATTTCAATGACGCGGCCGTCTGGATGCTCGTGGATTTCGTCACATAGCGCCACGTACGGACGCGGGCCGGAATGGGCTCCCTCACGCGAAATCGGACGGAAGAACGATCGGCGCTTAAGGTACGCCAAGTTCCACACCGGGTTGCCGCCAGAAGGCGTCAGCTCCGCCTTGAGTTTTGGCGACTGCTCGTACATCGCAACGGCATCTCGGAACAGAACGAATGCCTGATCCTTATTCGCAGCCGCCGCATAAATTTCAGCCGCCGCCTCACCATCTGCGACCATTGCATAATGGCCAATGCCGCCAGCCAACGGAGATTTTCCGTTGCCCTTGCCCATTTCGATATAGGCGCGCCTGAACCGACGCACCATGGCACCGTCCGACTCAAGCATCTTCCACCCGAAGAGCGAGCCAACGATGAATTTCTGAGAGTCGTGTAAATTAAACGGACGACCCTCGAACTGGCCGCCGTTTAGGCGAAGAACGGTCCTGAAAAAACGAAACACGCGGTCCGCGGCTTCGGGATCCCAGTGTATTCCGCGATCTGGCCCATTCAGGCGGTCGTCCCGGTGCCTGCGGCAAGCGTTTCGCACGTGAGGCCCGGCGATGATCTCGCCGCTGATAACCTTCTCCGCGTAGTCGTCTACCGTCCCGCAAGGATACAGAGGATCGAGCTCAGAAGAATTCGTCGGCAGGGTCTTTGCTTTCGCCATCCGGTTTTGCTCCGGCCTTGCTGGCGTCAGCGGGCGTAGCGCCCATCTGCCCAAGGCATTGTCTAAGCAAGTTAAGCGCCTGGACGCCCACATCCTGCCCCGCCATGAGGCGAGCGCGGATAGTTGCGGCGATCTCAACAAGGGCTCGGTGGCTGGAATTCAGCCACGGGATTTCTTTGGAGATGACATTCCAGGCATCTCGCTGCCCCTCATCCATCCAGTCCGGAGCGGGGCCAAGCTCTTCATTCACAGCGGGCTCATTTCGAGCCTCAAATTTCTTACGCCTGACAGCAGCCTGGCCAGTCGCCTCGGCCTTGGCCTTTGGCGTCCGTGGCCTTGCCATTCAGTTCAAACCTCAACATTTGAATTGGAAAAATGCGTACTTTCGCCCATCGCCGGTCCGGGCTGGCGGCGGTCGAGGACTTTCGTCCTACCCCCCCCGGATGTGACATTTTTGCAACGACTGAATTTTTGGAGGTCGTCGAAATCTTTCTCGTAATCTTCGATAACTTTCGTAATCTCAGATTTCTTTCGCAATCTGCCGATTTCTCGATTTTTTCGAGCAGGACAGCAGGTTAGCCGTCGTAACTTTTCTACTCGATCGGCCACCCATCTGGCCCAAACCGGACCAACTTCTGCCCAAGGTCTTCGCGCTGCTTCCTGCCGTTGTGGCAGGCTTCGCAAAGCGGCTGAAGATTATCGACGGACCAGAACAACTCCGGATCGCCCTTGTGAGGCTTGATGTGGTCGACCACCTTGGCCTCCTCGATTATCTCGGCCTCAAGGCAGTAACGGCACAGCGGATCAGCATCGAGCACCGACTGACGCAGCTTGGCCCACCTTGCCGATCTATAGAGCCGTCTCCATTCACGCGCTTCGTCGCTACGCTGGTCTTTACGTGCCATTGAACACCATGGAGCCGGCAGGCGGGATCGAACCACCAACCATCGACTTACAGGGACGCTGCTCTACCAGTTGAGCTATGCCGGCAAACTGATGGCCCAGCCACTCGGCACCTATGCGAGGCGTTGCTGGATGGGCGGGTGGTGATGGGAAGGCCGCGACGCCAAAGCGCCAAGAGGGCTGCGCACTACAGCCCGAAGCTAGCGTCCATGACAGATACCGAAGCTAGCGAGCAGGCGGGCTAGACCGAATTGCCTAGCCCGCCGCGCGGTTGCTGCTCTGGGTTATAAGAAGGCCGCGACGCGTAAACGGCAGGGTTATGCTACCCACGTTTGCCGTGCAGTGACGGCGGCCATGACCTTAGGTACCCTAGCGAGGAATCGAACCCCGGACCATCTCATTACAAGGCGGCTGAAGGTGTAGAAGGATCCACGACTGTAATCGTCTGTCCCTTGATAGTTTTCAGGGTTGATCCGCGTCTCCTTAGAACAAGAAATCCTAGGATACCTACGATGACACCTAGGATCAACGCTCCCGGCCCTATCACCGTTGTGAGAATTTGTGTCGCCGGCGTAATCGTTGACTGCAGAGATGCACTAACCCACGTTGCCGCTGCGAAGGAGGCAAATGCAGACATGGTTGAAAAGCAAAAAGCACTTAGTCCGTTCATGAACGAAATGTGCTCCACTTCGTGCTCGTGAATGGCTAGCACTTTCACACTCCGCTGGACGTAGTCGTTTACAACGATGGACCCCGAGATCGGCCCTTCTGCAGTGCCATGAATAATCTCACTCATGCCACGCGCTCCTCGGCAACGGTGAGATGAAGGCTCTTGAAACTCTCGCCAATGTCTTGGACCGAGACTGCGTAAGTTAAGTACCAAGTGCCGGGTCTGCGATGGCCAGATGCCGTGCTTGCTGTCATCTTTCCGCTCACAGCCATACCTAGCGGATTTCCGAAGTTCGTAAGTGGCAAAATAAATGCTCCGTCGGAGAATGACGGAGAAATACTCGCCTTCTCGGTGGCGTTTTTCCTGAACAGTACGCGCACGACCAAGCCGTCGCCCGCCTTAAATTCCACGGAGCGCTCATCCGCATTAAGCAGAACAGTGCTATTGATTATGACGTTCTTGCCATCGATCGAAATCATTCCTGCCTCCCAGCAATCTGAGAGGAATACCGATGGCCTAAGTTTAATACAAGATCCGAAAGCGGCGGGGAGCAGCCCAGACGGGCCCGGTTTATCTATCCGTTGCTCAACCCGCCGCTGATACGCCCAAGGCCGCCAGACGTCGCAAGCGACGGAGGAGAATGGCGCCAAGGGCGGATGCTGTTGATGCCAAACATCAACGAATGCGCCGCATACACATGGCATGGGCGGCAAGGCCCGGTAAGACGCTCATAGCGCAGGCGACGCGACGTCTATCGTCGCCCTATCAGCGTAATCACGCCTTACCGGATGCTGTGCCGTGGGCGCATACCAGTTAAGGCAGAGACGTTACCACGGATTACAGGTGTGCGAAGATGGAAAGCCCCTCCGCTTTATAAGGGGTCCCAGATTCGGGAATTGGCCTGTCAGGCGACAAATTTTTCTATTGCCGCAGCTAGATTGTCGTTTGCTGCTTTAAGCGCCCGCTTGCCTACCTTCCGTGAAGCTCCAACCACGGCTCCGATGTCGGAATAACTTCCCGCAGTCATGGCAGCATCCAGAACCTCTTTGTCTGAATCGAGAAGCTCCGCTCGAATCTTTTTCCATGCAGCCGGACTGTCTATTCCCATGGCCAGATCCGTCCAAGCTACGGCACCTCCCTTCCCTGTCTTTTCCTTTTTGCCAGCCAAAAACATCTCCGAGATTCGCTCCGGCTTCCAAGGCAGACCAGTCGGGCACTTTTTAACAACAGGCATATTGTTTGTGTTCTCGATCGCCGCAGCAAGTTCTGCTGCGCTTTCGGCGGCGGATATCGAGCGGCCTTGACGGCGCTTGCCGCTCTTCAAGGGCTGAGCTCGTACGGGATTTCCCAGCCAATTGCACCACACTTGATTCGGTGGGCCGTCGGCGCACCGACTACCCTTATCGCCTCGAATGCGCTCGCGCGTTCCCAGCATGGCTCCTACTCGCATCGGCAGTTGTTTATCGACAATCTCCCCGTTCGAATCTCGGACAGTTGCAACCTCTGTCTGCGTCCCGTCACTGAATCGCAGCTTGCCAAGGCGGGTAACAACACGGTGCGCCATACCCTCGCCGTCAACCGCCGAACCAAATTCTACGTTGCCACTGACTGGGTGAAGAAACGTCGGGTGCTCCCCTTTTTTCTTGGAAGAATCAGCCATGGGAACGGCTCGAAACTCAACCCCCTCCATCGATCGCACTATGATGCTTTCATCGGAAATCGCGTTCCCGTCAGGGACGATTTCGCGCACGACTTCGCCGCGGTATGCATCTTCCTCGACAGCGTTATCTTGGCTCTGATGATTGTCGTTGGCGACAGTTGACCAATTGGTTGGGTCGATTGAAGCGGGCTGATTTTTCCATTGCCGAACCGCATCAAGCTCAGCGCCGCTGCGGCGAGGTCGCTTTGTGGGATTGCTGAGTGCCTCCATGTAGACGGACAGGCCGTCTAGAAATTTGGCGTATTTCTGCTCATGCTGTTCATTCGCCATCATCAGGGATCCTATTGTCGTTTGCGGGAGTGCAGTGCGGACGGGGAGTCGAAACGTGGACGCCACTTGCCAAGGCGTTGAGGCGGTCGAGTGCGGTTATGCCATCGGCGGGAAGATGGAAGTGCCTTGTCATGGCGGGGGCTGGACCTTTCCAAGCCGGGCCGCCCAGTTGATGAGGGAGGCGGTCACGTTTTGCGCCGATACTCATGGGATGGCTACCGATACGCCAAGTTGGCGGGCCACCAATGTTGCCTCTTCGATGGTAAGCCACGTTGGTGGTATATACGCCCCTGGCGTATCTCTGCACTTTTGTACCATTCGTCGGATGTCGTTGACGTAGGGGTCAAAGCGCTTAAGCCTCGGCTTCATCACGATGGGTGAATACCAAAACTCCGAAACGTTGAGCACGTCGACCGGCGACTCGGACACGTACCATTCGTCTGGGTTATCGCCTGCTTCTCTCGCACTTGCGTTGAGTTCCTGCCCCTCATCCGTAGAGTACCCCCTGTGATCAACCCAAGGCGTGACAGGAATGCTCGATATCGCAAAACCGAGCGCAACCCTGTTCATCGCTATCGCATTTGCTGCGTCGGATGTTGACTGAAGGTCTTTTCGCTCCCCGGTGACGTTGTCTACCGCAAACAAAGAAATGCCGCGCGTCAATACGTTCGGCACTTCGATCCGGGTGGTAAACCATGCCACCGCAGGGAAATCATTCAGGGCTCGCCGTGATAGTGCATCGGTCTGTATCTGACCGAGACGGGGATGAAATACGCCCTCAGATTTACCCTCAACTTGGATGACCCCAGACATCCAGATTAGGTTTGTGCGTAGTGTACTGGTGTGGTGATAGACGGTCGGAACTGTATTTTCTCGCCGTCTCTTTGCCTCGCCCATGGATGCCATCCAATTTACTCGTTGTGGCGTTGTGAAACTTGTTAAAACCGTCTGATAAATCCCCAAGCAAACCGGAAACGAGGGATTGGGAAGAGTTCTCACAAGTTCACAACTAAAGAAAAATGAAAGAGAACAATCTCTCTATATATATGTATTTACTACTCTTTTTGTCACCCTACGAACTTGTGGCGCCCTCACAATTTCAACCAACTTTCACAAGTTCGCTGGACATCGCGGCACAAGTTGTGACGTCCCTTGTGGCTAATCCACAAGTTGGAATCGGCACCTCGAACCCAGTTTTGCCTTGCCGGTCAGTTCGGCAACCTTGCCCGTTTCCACTAACCACGTGACCGCCTCGACTACTTCGTCCTGGCGAGCGGAGCTGACTCCTTCGCGCTGAAGGAGATGCGACCACGCAAGTGTGTGTTCTGGAGCGCGCTCCAGCGCCCGCACAATCGCTTTTCGCAGCGCCTCAGTCGCACTGCCGGACATGTGCCGATCGGCGCCCTCGGATACGATTTGGATAGATCTGTGAACGATGGCCCATCCCCACGCGACGTCATCATCGGTGATGGCCGGAGCGGATGGATCTCGGCTCACCGCGCGGATTGCAGCAAGGCGAACGGTATTTTCCGCCGCTCGACCGATTATGTGATGTTCACGTTCATTCCAGTATCGATCAGATTGCCATCGGAAAATGTCAGCCCATAGTGCATATGCGCTCCCCTCCTCGCCCCCATCAAAAGGAACAATCACCTTGTTAATTCCCAGCGGATTGTTGCCTTTCGGAAATTCGGAAATTGCTCGTTTGAGGTCAGCCTGTAGCTGTTTCGGGATTTTTACTTCACGGTTTAATCTCGGCGGACGTATCTCGTCCGGCCCTTCTCCCTCAATGAAAACGAACCGGGAAAGCATGCCGTCGGTCAGCGAGTCTTCCGACAATCCTGCGTAGAGCGTCGATGGCGTCGTCATACCGAGAACCGTTAGCGCTGGTCCCATAATAGGACTGTCGTCCGGTTTTGAGTCCGCGCTCGCATACTGTCGCCCATGGAAAACAGCATCCGCCTGGTCATAAATAGCCAGAAGCAATTTTCGGATCGATGCCGATGCCGCATTCGCCCGCTTGCTGTTCACATCCTGCAGTACAAGGCCGAACTCGTCCATAACTACAACAGTTGACGGGTTGCGTCTCAGCATCCGCTCGATCGCCGCAAACGAAGTCGGATCCCCGTTCGTCACAGCGCCAGGCTGCCCCGCCGAGTTTGCGAGATGAACGATAGACTTCGGTGCATGGCCCTTGCCTGAAGCCACACCCATTACGGTCGTCATGAACATGTTCAAGCCACTCCGAGTCGGTCCGAGTGCCTTGTCTCCGAACATGCCGCCGATCAGCGCGATGGCGGCCGTCAGTGACAGTTCGGGAACCGGAACGATTGCCGTTTCGGTGATCCATCGAGAGACATCATGTAAAAGGCCGCCTGCCGCATCAGGGCTGAACGGGTCGGGATGCATTCTAGGTAACCTTGGGTGAGCCCTCGCCGGCGCGGTATCCTGTTCGTTGTCATTTGCAGCTATGGGTAGTGATTTTGCGAACAATCCTTTGACTGCGGACACGGCTTCCGCACGCTCTGTGGCATGGTGCGCTCCGAACTTGCCCCATAGCCGAAGAAAGTCGGCCTGCGCGTCTTTCGTTTCGTATCGGGCAAACCAGTCGCCCGTGGCAGATCGAAAAACGACAAGCGCCTGTTCTGCGGTCAGGCCATCGAATGCGAGTTGTTCAACTACCTTAGCGGCGTGCTCCGACCTGTCACCGACATCATTTGCTGCGAGCAATTCGGCCGCATGCGCGCTGACTTCGATGCTCTCGATTGAAGGGAATTCGCAAATCTGGACAGATCGCACGGCTGCCGCAGCCTGCATGTGGGGCGCCATGGCGGCTTGCAGGTCTTCAGCATCAGTAAGAGTGCCGTCCCACGCGGCAGCAATACTGACCTTCGCCGGGTCTAATGGACGGCCCCGAGCGATCTTCTTAGCGTTCGGCCAATTGAGAGTACCCGGTACACGCCACACGTGGGAGACGTCCACTGTACAGTGATCGGAATTGGCGGCCCCCTTCAGGGCGATAGCAAGCGGCTTAGCATCAACAGGGGCCAGGGGGCGATCCAATAGAATGAAGCATTGGCGATTGCCTGGCGAACTTTCTATGACATAGTTAGGCTCAACGGGCATCGAACCTGATCGACCCGTATCGTCATCCATATCGGCTACGAGCGCCAGCACAGCGATCACATCAGCCTCGCCACCCTTTCTGCCTCGCTCCAGCGTTGGACGCATCAGGTTCGGGCAAATATAGACATTTGCGTTCGGTGTAGCGGCGTGAGCCATCACGGCATCGACCATGTCGTCTATGTCGCCGACTTTATGATGGCTGACTATACCTCCGCCGTGGTCCTCTCCGTTCGGATTGGCGAAGAATGCCGAGACAACGAACTTGCCCTGCAAGCCGGCAGCCAACCGGTTGATCATTTCCGCGTGGCTGCGGACTGCCTCCTCGTCAAACGAGGAGGCAAGCTCAGGCTTCAGTTTCAACAATGTGGGCATTGACGATGGCTTCCAGTGCGAGTTCGGCAAGCTGATCGGCTACGACGATTGGCAATGTGACAACAGGCGCGCTATTGTGTTGCGGCCCGCATATCCGTCAGCCGCTCGCTGACCGGACGATTTTAAGTTTGTGAAAGTGGATACCTGAATCGAGTTTCGCATCGAATCTGGTGCGGACGTTGCCAGCCCCTTCAGGAAGTGGCCACACTGTCAGAATGCGAGGCGTCATGCGGTTGCTGTTGAAGCTGCATCATTCTCGATTTTTTCGATGACGGCCTGCCATACGAATTCCGCTACGCGACGGTCCACGAAAAATGCATCGACTACGTGGCGCTGCAACCCGGACTCTGGCGGTCGCCCCTCTCCGTTGAATTCAACCGCGCACATTCGCCGGTTACCGTCATCAGCGAATCCAGCAGATCCTACTTTCTCTATGAAAAGCACTGGCGACTGGTCCACCAGGCGAGCATCGTGCGGTCGCCCTTCGATGAAATCGATACCGACAGCGTAGCCACGAATGCGCGGTGTCGTACAGGCGCGGGTTCGTGCACCCGTGGGTGCAACTGGAATGGTGCGATTGGGCATGCTAATTCTCCCCTACCCGGCCGATCTTGCGGCGGGCGACTACCTAAAGTTTCATGGTGATTGGGCCTCAACAAAAGTAAGAGGCACAGATTCCGTCACGGATTTCGTGGATGCTATGCGGCGCGGGCGTGAAGCCTTGCGACTTTGCTGCAAAGCCGCATCAGCGTTTCGTCACAGGCAACCTTGTCGTAATCGGCAAGCTGATCGGCAATGTTTGGCACGGACTCTATTTCGTCATGCTGGCTGATGAAGCGCACCGCCGATACGGCCGCATGATAACGGGCTGGCGAGTATGCGCGAGCACATGCTCTTAGAGCTTTGAGTGCCGCCTTGTATCCTTCGGTAAATTCCGCAGGGCGGCTTTGCATATCGAGAATATCTTGGTGGTTCACGCCGCCTTCTTCTCCTGCTGGGCTATCCACGCGGTCAACGTCGAGCGCCGCGCGCAAATCGTCTCGCCTATCTTAAAGTGCGGGAGGTGCCCCTTCGCGACCGAGTGGTAAACGGCCCTGCGGGGGAAACCCAGATAATCCGCGATAGCTTCGGCACCGCGGAGCAGGTCAGCGGCCAGGCTGTTGTCGTTTGAAGCTTCCATACTGTCCTCTTTTAGCGCGGGAAATTCCGCATATTCACATCATGTGCGATTAGGATAACTTTGTCAATACGGTTTCGTTAATTTAGTCAAATATGTTGCACGTGATGGAAACAGGTCTATAAGGGTCAGCATGAATGAAATTGAAAAAATCCTGCGGGACCTGAAAGGCCGCCATGGAATAAATGCATCGCAGGTTGCGGAGGCGTTGGGCGTGAGCAAGGTAACGGTCTCGCGTTGGCGATCTGGCAGCCTCGTGCCGAGCGCCTCAAAGCTCGCTGCGCTGCGTAGTTTCTATGAAACCCAGATGACCGGCGCGCCAACTGTCCCGCCGGCCGTGGATAGTCGAGATGGAATGATCGTCAGAATGGCTGCCCTTGGGCACAACTACACGGAAATCAGTAAGGTTTTCGAAATCAGCCGCGAGCGCGTTCGGCAGATTGTTTCTCAGCACGGCGCTCCGAGGAGAAGACGTTAATGGCTCTTCGAAAACGCACGCTTCCGTCTGGAAAAACCGCTTGGCTGGCCGAGTACCGAGATGGTTCCGGCAAGCGCAGGTTCCGGCAATTCGCCCGGAAGAAGGACGCGGACGACTTCCTGCTCACGGCAAGAGGCGAGGTACGAAAGGGAACGCATACGCCGGCCAGCCAGTCGATAACGATCCGCGAGGCTGCCGATCTGTGGATTGAAAAAGCCGAGGCGAAGGGGCTGGAGGCCTCAACTCTGGCCAGTTATCGGCAGCATCGTGATATCCACATTGTTCCGGCAATCGGCGCAACAAAGCTGTCAGCCGTCACGGCGCCGGCCGTGCAGGCCTTCGCGGACGAATTGGCGAAGACGCAATCCCGCGCCATGGTGAAGAAAATTATCGGCTCGTTATCCATGATCTTCACCGACGCAGTTCGCCGTGGGCGCGTTGTCACGAATCCAGTTCGCGAGGTTCGCGTTGACTTGCCGAAGCGGGATAGGGGGCGGCCTGAAATGCCGACGACGGCGGAGTTGCAGGCGATATTGAAGGCAACGCCGTCGAAGCACCGGCCGCTTATATATACGGCCGCATTCACCGGGCTGCGCGCCTCGGAACTTCGCGGTCTCCCGTGGCGCGATGTCGATCTCGACGCTGGCGAAATTCACGTCACGCAACGAGCCGATCCATACAATAAGATTGGATCTCCGAAATCGGATGCGGGCACCCGCACTGTACCTATTGGGCCGACGGTGGTCTCGTTGCTGAGAGACTGGAAAGAGCATTGCCCCAAAGGCGCGCGCGATCTGGTTTTCCCGAACGGCGCAGGGAATATAGAGTCGCACGCGAACATGCTGCAGCGCATTTTCTGGCCGATCCAGATCGCAGCGGGCGTCAGTCTAACGACCGATGAAAAGGACGAAGACGGTAAGCCGGTCATGAAGGCGAAGTATTCCCTGCACGCCCTCCGCCATGCTGCTGCCGCCATGTGGATTGCACAGGGCGTCACTGCCAAGCGAATTCAAGTGCTGATGGGGCACGCCTCAATCCAGCAAACTTTCGATCAGTACGGGTATCTCATCGAAAAGCGCGATGACGATAAGGCCGCGGCGAAGGCGATCGAAGACGCCCTAATTCCCGCCGAATAG